GCTCTCAGGCATGTTCAGCAGTGCCGGTAACTGTTTGTCGGGTCTGTTCAAGGCCGATGGCGGTCCGGTCGCAGGTGGTCAGCCCTACATCGTGGGCGAGCAAGGCCCAGAGTGGTTTGTGCCCAATGGCGCAGGAACGATCGTTCCCAACGGGAAGACGCCTGTCACAACAGCTTCGCCAGACGGCGGTGACAGCAGTTCAGCCCAAGCGCCAATCAATATCAACTTTTCCGTGCGGGCAATGGACGCACGTAGTTTCCAGTCCGCCATGGTGCAAAACAAGGCAGTGGTGGTGGGTATCGTGAATCAGGCGCTCAACATGCGCGGACGCTATGGGATCACGGGATAAGTCATGAGCGGCACATTTCCTTTAACCCCCGCGCCCAGCGCCATCAAGATTCAGTCCTACCAGCCCACACGTGTTTCGATTTCGCACAACCTGCGCCGCAGTGTGCGCACCAATGGCGCTCAGCGCTGGGTGATCACTGCGGACTGGGTAGGTTTGACCCGAGCGCAATTCGCGCCAATCCAAGCCTTTGTTGTTGCCCAACGCGGCCAGTGGGACACCTTCACCGCCGTACTGCCTGCGCACAAGCTGCCGCAAGGGGTAGCCACTGGAACACCGCAGATCAACGGGGCTAATCAGCAAGGCAGAAGTCTGTCCACGCGCGGCTGGACCGCAGGTCTTTCTGGCGCGCTGAAAGCAGGTGACTTCATTGGAATTGCTGGCCAGACCAAGGTCTACATGGTCACCGCTGATGTGAACGCAGATGCCTTTGGCCTTGCTACCGTGGCAATTGAGCCTGCCTTGTTGGCAGTGCCCGCCGACGGTGCAGTGATCACCGTGCGCAACGTGCCGTTTACGTTGGCTTTGGGCACAGATGCGATGGAATCAGCCGTGGCTCCGGGGTCAATTTACAACTTCAGCTTGCAGTTGGTGGAGGCCTTTTAATGGATCGCGGCGCAAGTTCAGAGTTCATTACCGAGATCCTTAAATCCAGCAATCAGCCCGTCTATTTGGTTGAGGCATGGTTCGATGACGGCACCATCCGCATGACGGACGCCTGGATCAACGTGCTGTGGAGTACTAACACCTATACGGCCAACGGCCACTTTCTGGGGTTCTCCGGTCTATCAGAGACCAGTGACATGAGCATTCCCAATGTCACGGTACAAGTCTCGGCAGTGGATCAGACCTGGATCTCAATTGCGCTGTCTAAACCCTACATCGACCGGCGAATTGCCATCTACAAGGGATTTCTGGACTACCGCCTGGCCATCATCAGCAACCCCTTGCTGGTGTTCGATGGTCGGATTGACAGCATGGAAATCTCCGACGACCCGAACAACGGCACCTGCACGATCGCAGTGACTGCCAGCTCGCAGTGGGTGGATTTCCAACGCACGCCGGGCAGGCACACCAATGACCCGGAAGAGCAGATCTGGTTTCCGGGCGACCGTGGGTTTCAGTTCGTCACCAACATCAATCGGGAAATCAAGTGGGGATCACTGTGAAGAGCGGACGATCTTTCTACACCTATGCGCGTATCCCGATTGGCACGGCAACCCAAGAACTCCAAGCCCTGGCCGAGCGTGAGTACGAGGAAGTCGGCCAGAAGGATCTCGAACGCCTGAACATCGACTGGGCTCGCTACGTTGAACTCGACGCTGCCGGGAAACTCGCCACCTTCATCGCCAAGCGCGATGGTGTGATCGTAGGCTACGCAGCATTCATCGTGCAGACCCATATCCATTACCAGGACGCACTGGTCGCTGCCAACAGCGCTGTGTATGCCGTACCCGAGGTACGTGCCGGGCGTATCGTTCTGAAACTGCTGCGCTTTGCCGAGATGGGCCTTAAAGCCCAGGGCGTGCAAAAGATTTATTACCACGTCAAACAGACCAAAGACTTCGGTCGCCTGCTCGGACACCTGGGCTACCAGGACGTTGAGCGCCTGTACGCTAAGGTAGTTCGGGACAGGGAAGTCGGGTAATGGCAGGGATCGTCATTGGAGCCATCGTTGGGTCGGTGGTGTCGGAGGCTGTGGGTGCGGTGGTGGCTGATGCCGTACTTGGCATGGTCATTGAGTCGGGCATCACGGCTGCAGCGGCTGACGTTCTTGGCGCATCGCTTGCCACAGCCAGCTTTATCGGCGGTGCGACCGGTTTGGTCGCCGGGGGTGTTGCCAATCTTGCGGTGCAGTCACTGATCGGTTCGAACTCGCCCTCGAGCGCTCAGTCAGCGCTGTCTTCGGCCCAGGCGCAGGGCATCCTGATTAACTCCCAGAGCAATGTCGACCCCATCCCTGTGATCTACGGTCGCCGACGGGTGGGTGGCACACGGGTGTTTATTGAGGTCTCCGGAAGCAGCAACGAATACCTGCATCTGGTGCTGGTGCTGTCAGAAGGCCCCGTGACCGCGATCGATAACGTGTACTTGGACGATGTGCTTTCAAGTGACGCCAAATTCAATGGCCTGGTCACTGTTACCAAGCACCTGGGTACGCCGGGTGAAGCAGCCGATGCAGCGCTGACCGCTGATGTACCCAAATGGACCAGTGCCTGCAAACTTTCCAACTGCGCCTACTTGTACGTCAAGCTCAAGTACGACCGCAACGCTTTCTCTGGCCTGCCCACGATCACTGCCGATGTGCGCGGCAGAACCTTGTTCGACCCACGAAACGGTCAGACCCGCTATTCCAACAACCCAGCACTCGTCCTTCGGGACTACCTGAGTAACACGATTTACGGGCGAGGCATAGCCAGCAGCGCGATCGATGACACGAGCATTGCAGCAGCTGCGAACGCCTGCGATGTGCGGATTACGGCCCCCAGTTTTTCTGACATTTTCACGGTCAGCACCACGACCGAAGCGCTGACTTTCTCCCAACCGATTCCGATCGACACCGGTGACGGTGTCAAAGTGAGCAGCACCGCCACCTTGCCCAGTCCGTTGGTCGCAGGGACAACTTATTACGCTATCAAGGTAACTGACACCAGCTACCAACTGGCCACCACACTGGCCAATGCCTTTGCCGGTGTGGCCATCGATCTGACTTCCGCAGGTTCGGGCCAACACACGCTGACCCAGGTGAACTATGCGGCTTACGCCTGCGACGGAACGATCGACACAAACCAGACCGCGTATGACAACGTGCGCGCGTTGCTCACCGCGTGCCGGGGCATGTTGGTGTTTAGCGGAGGCAAGTACCGTTTGGTGCTTGATGTGGCCACCACAGCCTCAAGCTTCGGGTTCACTGAGAGCAACATCACCGGCTCTTGGGTCATCAGCCAGGCCGGTAAACGCGCCAAGTACAACCGGGTCACCGCAGGGTTCTATAACCCGGCCAAGAAGTGGCAGCCCGATTTGGCAATGGTGGAGTCCACAGCTTTGCGTGCTACTGACAACGGTCTGATTCTGGAAGCCAAGATTGATTTGCCTTTCACAGCCAACAGCTACCGGGCGCAAAACATCGGTCAGTTGACCCTTAACCAGAGCCGCTACGGTTTGATCGTGAAGTTCTCCGCTTTTCAGGAGGGCTTGCGCTGCGAGGTTGGGGACGTGGTGCCAATTACGCATTCAACGCCGGGTTGGTCGGCCAAATTGTTTCGGATCATGCAAATCGAGATCAAGGACAACGATGAGGTCTATGTCGTAGCCCGTGAATACAGCGCCAGTGTTTACACGCAAGCGGTCCTGTCGCCTGCCGCCGTCATAGCCCAGTCCAATTTGCCAGACCCGTTCAGCGTGCCTGCGGTGTCGGGTCTCACTCTGGCCTCCGGTACATCTGAATTACTTCGACTGGCTGATGGCTCTGTCATTTCCCGCATCCGGGTCGGATGGACCGCACCCACAGAGGTCTACGCCCAAAAGGGTCAGGTAGAGATTCAATCCAAAGCGACCACCGATCTTGGATGGTCGCCGGTGGACATCGTGGCTGCCGAATTGGGCGTGGCCTGGGTCTCGCCAGTTCAAGATGGAGCCAGCTACAACGTTCGCATTCGGGCGATCAATTCGATCGGCGTGCGCGGGGCCTGGAGCCAGGGGACGGTTCAAGTGGTGGGTAAAACTGCACCACCTTCCGATGTCCCTTGGCTGCGCCTAGACGGCGAGCGCCTGACTTGGGGACCAGTCACAGACATCGATCTTGCTGGTTACCGCGTGCGTTGGCAGCCGGGGGGCAGTCGTTCCTGGTCGGATGCGCTGGAACTACACACCGGTCTGCTGTCAGTCTCACCCTGGGATCTGGTCACCATTCCTTACGGGGCCGGTCAGATTCTGATCAAAGCGGTCGACACCACAGGTAATGAAAGCCTGAACGTCACGGCCATTGCCTGCAACTTAGGTGATGCGCCGGTGGAGAACGTGTTTGCAAGCTACACGCTCAATACGACGCCGGTGGTAGCCCCCGACTCATCGCGCATGTGGAGTAACGACACGGCGCAGTTGTGGACTAACACCGCTGCAGTTTTTTTGGTGCCACAGTACCAAGCCATTTCTTGGACGGGCAGCGTCACATTCACCGAGAGTGGCAGTCTCACGATCGCAGCCACCATCAGTGGCTACGCCTGGAAGATCACTTGGAAGAAGACGACGGACGTGGCCTACGTGCCGTTTCCTGGACGCGCATGGGCTGATGCCGGAACAACGTATCAGTTTCGCATCGACATCGATCAGAGCAATTTACAAGGCCTGATTGGCTCGGTGGTTGCGCAGATCGATGTGCCCGATAAAACGATTCGCCTCCCGGATGTGGTCATTGCCTCGGGAGGTACTCGATTGGCGATTGGCACCGGCTGGCGAAACGTGGTGATCGTGAGCCTCACATTGCATTCAGACGGTGGTTCTGCCACCACGGCCCGCGTGGTCGACAAATCAACCTCTGGCCCGCTGATCCAGTGTTTCAACGCCAGTGGCGCTGCAACCGCTGGGACTGTGGACGCCTACGTTCAAGGATATTGAAATGACTGCACAAATAACGCCCCCGTTCAAGCGGGGCGATACCTTCGCTTTGTCTGGTGTTTACCGCATCAACGGTGTGGCGAGCCAGCTGAGTGCCCAAACCATTCGTTCCCAACTGCGCACGAGTGTCGGTGCTTTGGTCGCCAACCTCTCTGCGGCAATTGATCCTGACCAGACCTTGAATCCGGGGCGCTTCTATCTTTCGCTCGTCGATCCTGCCCAGTCCGCATCGTTCCCGGCACCAGCTAATCTTTACTGCGATGTCGAAGTGCATGACGGAGGGATGGTGCGATCGACAGAAACATTCATCGTGCCCGTAGTGCCCGATGTGAGTCAGTAATTGGAGCCTGACCTATGACCACCTCGATCACATCCACCACCGAAGTCAGCTTGAGCTTAGAGCCGCAATGGGACAGCACTTCAGTCGAAGTCACGCTCACAGTTCCTGGGCCACAAGGTCCAAAGGGCGATCAGGGTGCGGTCGGTCCGCCTGGCCCATTACCTGATGTCACTGTCTTGGCCCTGGACGCGGGCTATTTCTAAATTTCAACGGAGAACCTCATGCCCAACCTTATACAAATCAAACGGTCAGCCACCACCGCCACACCGCCCACACTTGCAGTGGGTGAACTGGCCTGGTCCGAAGTCAGTAAGACGCTGTTCATCGGAGAGTCCGGAAGCGTTGTCACAGCGGCTGCAGGCTCGGGGGTCTTTGCTAAGAAGTCTGACAGCTTCGCAATCAGTGGAGACGCCACAGGAACTGGAACTTTGTCAGGTGGCTTGGTGCTGGCTTTAGCTGCAAGTGGTGTCACAGCAGGCAGTTATTCCAACGTCACTGTAGATGCCAAAGGGCGCGTGACTGGTGGCAGCAATCCCGGATACCTCACTGCAAACCAGAACATCACCGTTTCTGGTGATGCCACGGGCACAGGAACGACAGCGATTGCGCTGACCTTGGCCAGCAGTGGTGTAACGGCTGGAACTTACAACAACGGCACCACCGCCATCACACCGTTGACGGTAGATGCCAAGGGCCGAATCACGGGCACAGGTGCAGCGGTCACTTTGACACCGGCCTGGTCGAGCGTGACGAGCAAACCCACCACCTTGTCTGGCTACGGCATCACTGATGCACTGGCGCTTACTGGTGGAACGCTTACCGGCGCATTGACGCTGGCTGCTGACCCCACTAACGCCTTGCATGCAGCAACAAAGCAGTATGTGGACAACGCCATCACTGGCCTTGATTTCAAAGCCTCGGTTCGCGCCACCACGACGGCAAACATTACCTTGTCTGGTATTCAGACCATTGATGGTGTGCTGTTGGTTGCTGGAGATCGGGTGCTGGTCAAGGACCAAACCGCAGGTGCGCAAAACGGCCTGTATGTTGTGGCGGCAGGCGCATGGGCTCGATCAGCGGATGCTGACAACACACCCGGCGGCGAATTAACGTCGGGCCTTTATGTCTTTGTTGAAGAAGGTACCAGCTACGCCGATTCCGGCTGGGTTCTGGCAACCAATGGAACTATCACTCTAGGCACCACAGCGCTGACATTCCAGCAATTCAACGGGCTTGGTCAACTTACAGCGGGTACAGGTCTAACCAAGACCGGCAACACGCTCTCGATCACTGCGACAGGTGTCACTGCGGGCACTTATTCCAGCATGACGGTGGATACCACCGGTCGGGTAACGGCCGGGTCCAACCCCGGCTACATAACCGCTAACCAGAACATCACGGTTTCGGGCGACGTCACGGGATCGGGCACGACATCCATGGCACTCACTTTGGCAGCGAGTGGCGTGACCGCTGGCACCTACAACAGCAGCGCCACTGCGGTTTCCCCCATCACGGTTGATGCCAAGGGTCGTGTGACTGCCATCGGTACGGCTGTAACTATCACGCCTGCTTGGACCAGCGTCAGCGGCAAACCCACGACTCTTTCGGGCTTTGGTATCACGGACGCTTTGTCCACGAGCGCCACGATTGACGGAGGGTCGTTCTAACCATGGCCAACACCATCCTGCACAAGCGCAGCAGCACGGCAGCCGCCGTACCCACCGCTGCGCAAGTCACGCTGGGTGAGTTGGTACTCAACGTGGCGGACGGAAAGATTTATCTCAAACGCGCAGACGGCGTGATCGTCACCTTTGTGCCTGGCTATGTGCCGGGTCAGGGGGACTCCGCGCCTATGTGGAAATAACCGGAGGCATTTATGACAGCGATTCCATCCAAAGCCAGCTTCACTGGTTCAACAGTTACCCAAGGGCAGTTCAAGACTGCCCTTGATTCTTTGAACGACTACCTCACTGGGCTGCTGGGCTCGGACGGTACAGCCGCAACAGCTCGCACAGCGCTGGGTGTGATCAACGCCACAGCACCGACCTATGCGCAGGTGATTGCCGCTCTCGGTTTCACGCCACCGCAACCCGGTGGCACTGGAGCTTCGGGTACTTGGCCGATCAGCGTGAGTGGAAACGCTGCAACTGCAAGTCAGCTTAATTCAACTGCTGGCGCGGGCACTTACAACTGGTCTGGCCAGGCGGGGCAGCCAACTTGGCTTTGGGGAGGCAACGATGGAACTAACTTCTATGTCTACAACCCCTCGAACTTCTCGGTGAACTATGCGGGCAGTGCAGGCAGCGTGCCCTGGACAGGTGTGAGTGGACGACCAACTGCAGTAGCGGCATTTCAGTACAGCGGAAACGTTGGTGACGGTATCGGTGGCGCGTTGGCTGTCAACGCATTGGTTCAAGTCGCCACCGATAACACGGTGCGCATTTATCGAAACACGAACTGCAATTGCAACTGCGATTGCTGCTGCTAAGGACACCGCTCATGAAAATCATTGCAGTGCGCAACGCACAAATCCATCCCCAATTCCAACCCACCGTTCACCTCGGCTTCGACCCCGCCACCAGTGACCTGAGCGTGTCCTTGTACCTGCCTGAGCTTGCGACAGATGATGCGACTAGTGGCGATACAGGCTTGTCGTTGATCGAGTCCGTGGTTGTCAACATCGCCGATCTGCGCAAGCGCTACGACTGGTGCGATCACCAGACTTACTTTGTGGCTGTTCATGCCGGGGCGTTTCTTCCTGTCTTTGCGCTGTATCCAGAAACACTCCCCAATCGCGAAACAGCTGTCGATTACGCCCAACGCCTCAAGAGAAATCTTCTGGTGGGCATCAACGTGCCATTTGCAACGGCCAGTGATGATGAGCTATTTATCACGGTGAACCTCAACGCGCAGGCGACAGACGCCAACATTCAGGTCGATGAGCACTGCGCGCTCGTTTGGAGCGAAGCGGCCAGCAGCGGAGCTGTTCGCACCATGGCGTTTCCGTTTATTCATGTGCAAGCGCCTGCCAGTGTTCCAGTGGGCAGCAGTGCCTCCATCGCATTGCGCATTGAGGATGTGGCAGGGCAACTGCTTGACAGAGAGGCTGTTGTCTACCTTGAAGCCGTGAGCGGGCTGGTGCCGTTCGCACGAGTTCGTGCAACCCATGGATTGGCTACCGTTCCCGTGTCCGCAGCAGGCATGTCTGCTGGTGATGAAATCCGGGTGAAGTTTGGCTGGAAGTATTTCCCAGGTGCAGAAGACGCGCGGATTGCGGTGGTGGCCGCATGATGCAACTGCTTTTCCCAACTCCGGTCTTTCGCACCCAACTTGGATTGACGGATGAGGAGCGCCAGGTCCTTAAGGACAAGACGCTCGCCGTTTATGGCGAACTCAACTCCAAGAGAAAACCTTGGAGCCGCTCGACCCGCGAGTCACTCGAATCCATGGATCCTGTATTTGCAGACCTGTTCGCTCGAATCAGAGCCGTGACGAGCGAAGCTTTTGGCATTGATGTCGCAACCATCACCGGCAGAGAGTTGGTCCAGTTCAAAGGCGACTTCGTACCGCCCCATGTGGAGTCGGCGCACCTGTCTGCCGTTTACTGGATTGATGGGGATGCTCATCCTGATCACGCTCGAGGTGAGTACGATGGTTCACTTGTTTTGCAAAGCCCAATCGGACCTTTTGGAAGCAAGGCGCTGCCCGGTGAGGGCCGCGTGGTCATGGTTGATCCTCATCCTGATTTGCTGCTGGTGTTTCCGAGCCACTTGCTGCACTTCGGGCACGTCTACTTGGGCGAGCGTCCCAGCGTAGAAATTCATCTTGAGATGGAGGTTCTCTGATGGCGAAGTTCCAGATCAAGCTAATTGCGCCGGATAACACGGAACGCGAGTTGCATTACGACAACCAGACCAGCAGCCTGACTTGGGGAGATTTGTCCCCCGTACTGGAAGTCAATCCCAAAACGTTTCAGGACGCCACGGTCGTGAGCACCACCCAGCCAGGCCGAAAAGGCCTGATCAAGACCCTCAAAATCAGCCTCGGCTTGTCCTGCAACTACGAGTGCAACTACTGCAGCCAGCGCTTTGTGCCCCACGCTGAAAGTACGAACCCTGAGGATGTGGAGGACTTCCTGCAGCAGTTGATCGCCAGCCTGAGCCAGGCTCCCGGGCGTATTGAATTTTGGGGCGGTGAACCACTGGTCTATATCAAGACCTTGAAGCCCTTGGCTGAGCGCCTGCGCGTGCTCTACCCGGATGCTGAGTTCCTGATCATCACCAACGGATCGTTGCTTAGTATTGAGACCAATGAGTGGCTGGACAGAATGGGCTTCGTCGTCGGGCTCTCCCATGATGGTCCTGGCTACCATGCACGCGGCGCAGACCCGTTGGACGACCCAGAGAAGCGTGCCGCCATCATGGATCTTTATGCGCGGCTCCATCCGCAGGGCCGCATCAGCATCAACGCGATGATCAGCAGACAAAACACGAGCAGAGCAGCGGTCCAGATTTGGCTGCAAGAACGCTTTGGATCTGATGTTCAGATTGGTGAAGGTGCATTCATCGACCCCTACGATGAAGGTGGGTTAGCGGCGATCTTCAAGACCACCGCAGAGCATGCCCAATTTCGAAGGCAAGGGTTCGGCGAACTTCGAACCGGCCTTGCCAGTCGTTTTGACATCACTCACCAGAAGATTCAAGACTTCATTGATTCCATTCGTTACCAGCGACCGGCCTCTGCGCTGGGACAAAAATGTGGCATGGACCGAAGCCATAACCTGGCTGTCGATCTCAAAGGCAATGTTGTCACTTGTCAGAACGTGAGCGCCGCAGCTACGGCTCCTAATGGTCAAAGTCACTTGATCGGTCAACTTTCAGACCTGTCCGCCGTGCGCATGAAAAGCGCCACGCACTGGAGCCAGCGTCATGGCTGCTCATCTTGCCCAGTCCTGCAAATGTGCAAAGGCTCGTGCATGTTTTTGGAAGGGTCGCTTTGGGATGCTGGGTGCGACGCCGCCTATTCGGACAACCTGGTGTTCTTTGCGGCGGCCATTGAGTATCTGACGGGTTGCATGCCGGTCTTTATCGATGGCGATTTACCGCCAGAGCGCAAGGACATCTTTGGCCTGGCCAAAAGCACCGTGGAGTCGCCTCCTGCTAGGCGCGTGATTCCTATCCTTGCAGCGCAGTAAACAGCCTAGGCCACCTAACAAACCGTTTCATCAATCGCCCGCCTGGTTTACTCCAGTGCGGGCTTTTTCTTTTTGGAGATGCCCATGACAGAAGAATCCACCAACACCCAGAGCGCTGACATCCTGAACCTGCGCCCGGAGGACCTTGATGAGTTGCTTACACGCGCAGCCGAACGAGGGGCTGAGCGCGCGTTGGCCTGCCTTGGCCTCGAAAACGGCCACGCTGCCCGTGATATCCGTGACCTGCGGGGGCTCATCGATGCCTGGCGTGAGGCGCGTCGAACGGTCTGGCAGACCACGGTCAAGGTTCTGACCACCGGTGTGCTCGCTGCACTTTTGGTCGGCATCGCCATCAAGTTGCGGCTGATGGGAGGTCCCCAATGATCGAAACACTGTTGGGTGGTTTGCTGGGCGGCGCTTTTCGCCTGGCTCCCGAGGTCCTGAAATGGTTTGATCGCCAAGGGGAGCGCGGCCATGAGTTGGCCATGCAAGACAAGGCGCTCGAGTTCGAGAAACTGCGTGGTGCCCAGCGCATGTCCGAGATCGGCCTAGCTGCCGACGGCGCATGGAACACCGGCGCTATCGAAACCCTTCGCGATGCCGTTCGAACCCAGGGTGAAAAAACTGGTGTGGCCTGGGCTGATGCACTATCCAGCACAGTTCGCCCAGTAATCACCTACTGGTTCATGGCGCTGTATTGCTCGGCGAAGACGGCAGCATTCGCAGCGGCTTTGTCTGCCGGTGCTGACTGGGGTACGGCAGTTCTGCACGCCTGGACTGAAGCCGACCAGGCGCTGTGGGCCGGGGTCCTGAACTTCTGGTTCTTGGGTCGCGTGTTTGACAAGGTTCGGGCGTGATCGAAGTGCCTCAAGCAGCTATCAACCTGGCCAAGCGGTTCGAGGGATTCTGCCGGGCGCCCAAGTCAGACCCGGATCGCGCTTATCCGTATGTCTGTCCGGCAGGGTTTTGGACCATCGGGTACGGCCATCTTTGCGATGCCAAGCACCCGCCGATCAACATGGAAGAGGGCGAGGCGTATCTCACTGCTGACATGGCCGATGCATTAAGAGCCACACTGCGCTACTGCCCGGTGCTGGCAACTGAGCCGGAGGGGCGGCTTGCGGCGATTGTTGACTTCACCTTCAACCTTGGAGCAGGTCGGTTGCAGACCTCAACGCTTCGGCGGAGGGTCAATCAGCGTGATTGGCCAGGTGCGGCGAAGGAGTTGCGTAGGTGGGTTTACGGTGGCGGCAGAGTGCTGCCTGGGTTGGCGATCAGGCGGGAGGCAGAGACTTTGCTGCTTTTTTGAGCAACCAGTTGTTCTCTTTTCTGCCGATCAATCCTCCTGATAGCGCCTTGGGCGAGGATGGCACCAATGATGGCCATAGGGCTGGGTTCAGACCTTGAGTCGATTTGTTCTTGAGGGCTGGTTTGCATGCTGTGGGCTCCGTTGAGTTCGTGGAGCCGCATGGTTGCTTCGATCCCGAAGAGTTATCAAGTCGATCCTTATGGTTCAGTTGGCTTGATATTCTCTGAGCCTTTCGACTCATGTAGTTAATGGCTACTCAGTCGCGTATACGTTTCTGAAATAACCTTCATTGCTCCAACGGCCGGGTTGGTTAATTGGGTCCCAGCAAGATATACGAACACGTTTGCCTATAAGTGTTTTCGCATGGGCAGTAACTGATCCAGTGGGGTCAAATGTAGATGTCTTCATGTGACGTTGGCTTCCGTCACCCATTTTAAGAATGGTACAGCTTGATCCACGATAGATTTGTCGCTCAAGCACTTGCACTAAGGTGTCTGGTGATGAAAGCGTTGCTTGCTTGTTATCCCGGCTTGCAGAGAGCTTTTCTAACTTGTAACGCTCAATTTCTTTTTCTAGAAATTTTTCCCGTTCTTTCGTTATTGCATGATCTCCCTTTTCCTTTTCGAGGTCTTGAGCCTTCTCTTGTGCAAGTGCGGTTGCTGCATCCCGTTCAGCAATCAACTGATCAGTCTTGCTGACGACTTCGGCCACGATTTCACTCATTCTTTGTACTTGTTGCTCACTCAAGGTATTTCCTAGCAGTACTACCAAATCCGCATGTTTGGCAATCTTCCCTTGCATGTACATCGGATGCAAATCAAGGAGTACCTCTGGGGTTAAGTAGCCATCTTTTCTGAGGCTAATCATTACTTCTGAAAGATGTAATTCAGTGTCGGTGTCGTTACGCCACACAGTGATTAGAACTGGCTTATCGAAGCCTCGGCGTGTCCCGATGACAAACTGACCCGATTGTTCAATGTTGTTAGAGTCAATAAAGTACGCCTCTAGGCCAATTCGATTTGGATCTTTTTGAGTTCTTGTTGAAAATTTAATGCGTGAAAGTCTAATTGTCTCGTCCGTCTTGAAATGCATCCCATAGCGAAGCGGAAGAGAGTCACAGTTAGCATGCTCATTGCAGAGGACGACAACATCCAGAGAGTCATATTCGTTAACTTGGTTAATCACAAATTCGTGTATGTCGAACACCGTTGATGGCGTGACTAATTTCTTCATGTCGCCAAAACTGGTTACTTTGGATTGTTCGTTTTTTTTCATCTGCATAGGGACCTTCGAGATCTACAGTCAATCGAATTTTTCAACGGATTCCATCTTATCAGTACGATTGCGAACTGAGAAGCAACATGGCATTTCACTTGAAGTAAGCGTCCTGGATGACATATGATTTGACTGATGAACCCCAAATCTTGGCTAATCGCATGGATCGGCGCAGCCGACCACGAATGCGCTGAGGCCAAGCGCGGCTCTGACCTTGGCCCAATCGCGACGGCATTGCGCGGTA